TATATTATATTATTATACCTATAAGCTTTAAGACTTATAGGTTATTATATTAAAGTTTAAGACTGATGGTTAACTTTAAGTGTTTAAGGTCTTTAATGTTTTATAGTTACTTTAAGTCTTAAACACTGATGTTAAGTTTATATCCTTAAGTGTTTAGCCTTTAAGGTTTTATATTTACTTAAAGTGTTTAAAGCTTTTATAGTAACTTAGATCCTCAAGTACTAAGCTTTTAAGTCTTTAAGGTTACTTTAAGTACCTAAGACTGATGCCGAGCCCTTGAGGGGGCTCGGTGCTAAGCGTTGAGGTCTTAAGGGCTTAGCGCTTAGCTGTTAAGCTTTTAAGTCTTTGGTAGACTGATGGATGTAAGGGTGAAATCCGCGTCAGCGGATTTCGGCCTTGCGTCCAGCTGGCTACCTGTCCAGCCTAGCATACGCCACCTGGGATGAGTCAAACTGGTGGATTTGGCTCTATAGGCGGGTTTGAGGGGTGTAAACGGGTGTTTTTGGTGGTAAAGGTCCAAAAATTAAACCTAAACTTTTCCTTAAATTTTCTTAGAGTCTTGTAACCTTTACAGGTTGTTAAGGCTGAAACCCCTAGCCGGAACGGGTTTCACTCCCGGACAGCTGTCACACTTTACTCCTGTGCCCTTTCCGAACATGCTAGGCCCATCAGTGCTGAGGGTGTTCCCTCAGGCTTTCGAGTACTCGTCGCTGAGGCTCCTCGTACTCTCAAGCCTTCCCTGATGGCGTGTACCCCTTTCAAGGCTGTGCCTGATCGGGCTGATGCCGAGCCCTTGAGGGGGCTCGGTGCTAAGTCTCTAAGGTTAACTTAAGTACCTAAGACGTGAAGGCTGATGCTCCCCCTCTTTCTTTTACTGCGTCCTTCTTTCCCCCACAGTAACCAACACTGTCCACATAGTGTAGGCTTAGCTAAGCAGGATAGGGGTTGATGATCTATGCCGAGATGGCCGATCGCGTATCAGACTCCTGTAGGCGTCTAGAATCGATCAGAATTGCTTGGGGGTATAAATACCTAGCCCCTATCCTGCAAGGCGCTCCTAGGCGTACCCCTGAAGCTTTAAACGGCATTTCTGGGCTACACCCTCCACGCCAGATCGGCAGAGTGGCCTTGAGGATACGTATCACGCTAGGCGAATGTGGCTTATCTCACACAGTATGAGGGTGTAGATTCCATGCCCAGATATAGCACCTCGACCCCCGTGATGAAAGCCAAGGTAGATCTGCCGGGTCATCTACCGGACCTGCTATCACCCATACATGCCCCTGAGACGCCCTAGAAGGCCTCTAGAATCGACCAGCAGGGGCAACCCTGCATAATCCTACCCCCAGAAGATTTGAGACGCTGAGAGAGGCTATAAGAGCTTCAGTGACATCCGTCACACCCCATGCCACACCCATGCGAAACGCTCAACTGGATTGAGTGCAGCCTTGACTGTGGGTCTCAACCTACACACCCTAGAAACCACAACAACCCCTACACCACCGAAAGGAACATCACTCATGGATGGCACACTCATCACACCATCCTTCACCAGCCTCTACAGGCAGACAGAAATCAACCCACTCCACCCCGCACACCTGGCAGGACGTGACATAGGCAACATTTGCCCATCCATCATCTGCCGCCTGTACCGTGCCAAAGTCGAAGAAGCCATCCGGCTCATCCGGCCCCTGTGGACTGTCACCCTCGACGGCGCCATATACGGGCCACGAGACTGGCAGCCACTCACCGTGGACGAGGCTGAGGAACTCCACGACATGATCGACACGATCGACCTCGACACCATCATCGCCGAAGCCACCCGATAAAACCATCCACACACCATCACCAGAGAGGAAACCCGTCATGCAAAAGATCGCCAACCACTTCACCCAGCTCTACAGCCCCACACCCTTCGACCTGACACGCCTCGAAAACCTCTCCTGCGACCACATGGATTTTGAGGGCCTCGCCGAAGCCTACCGGCAGCATGTGGAAGCCGAACTCCACAAGCTACGCCCCAACACATTCATCGCAACCGACGGCACCGTCTACAGCCATGACGCATGGAAGCCACTCACCGGTGGAGAAGCCACACAACTCTACTGGAACGTGACCCGCATCAATGTTGGCCACCTACTTACCCTATTCGCCCGATAAAACCCCTAACCACACAAGTATCGCTCACAATCGTTGAGCGCACACTTGACACAGGCCACCGCCCACACCATCATTAATCATGTCAGCAACGAACAACACCCCGGAAAGGGGAACACAAAATCATGAACAAGAAAAACGGCTACACCATCGCCGGAATCACAGCCGCCATCATCGCCGCATGCTCATTCATGCCAGCCCCAGACGACAATCCGCCACTCGCCTCACAGCCAGCCCCACAGGCCACCACAGCCAACACCGAATGGGCACCCAAGACGGCCCAGCAGCGCAAAGCCGAGAAGAAAGCCCGTCAGGCCGCAGCAGTCCGCTCCCTACAGACCGAGCAGGCTAAGGCCCACCGGCAGGCACGCCAGCGCGGTGAAGAAACCTTCACCGGACTCACCATGATCACCGCAGCACACACCTGCAACCGTAAAGCCGAACAACAGGCCGCCGCACACGGTGTCAAATGGAACGGCAACCCCGACATCGACCTCCAACTCCACAAAATTATTGGCAAAGACACCTTCTCCATCGCCTACGGTGCCACCACCAAGCAACCCGGAGCATCCAAGGCACAAGTGAAAGTCTTCTGCCAAGTCTCGGGCACCGAAGACAAGCCGCAGGTTGAGGACATGTCCATCAACCCTTCACGCTGACCCGCCAAGGAGCACCCCCCGCCATGCCCATCCTCTCCCACTACGCTGTCACCACCGGGCTCGCCGACACGGCACACATTATCCACCACACCGGCGGCACACTACGCACAGCCACCGACATCGCCTCCCGCATCAACACCCTCAACCCAGACATCAACCTCGACCACCAAATCAACCAACTGTTATCTATCGAAACCGACCTGTACAACATTTACAAAACCATCAACACCATCATTCAGGAGCAAGCATGAACACACCCAACAACAATAACATTGAGCTACACAGCTACGAAACGTTCTTCACCAGCCTCGCATGGACACAGGGTGGCATCATCACATGGATGTACGCAACCGGCACCAACCACAAAGCCGCCCTCGCCATCATCGCCGCATGCGCCCTCACCACCCTCCTAGGTGCCTCAACCCTCACCTACCAGCCCAAAAACAACAAATGATCACAACACCCATCCTCATCGCTGAAACCCTCGCCATCGTTATTCTCGCCGTAGCACTCGCCCACAACCCCAACCAGTAACCCACCCCTAGAAAGGCGCACACCCCCATGGATGAGCCCACCCACATGTACACCGACCCCAACACCGGTGCCCGAAAAGAACTCAAACTTTGCAGGCTCTCCCTCATCGACCCTGCAGCCTTGCACGCCCTAGGCTCTGTGGCCGGATACGGTGCCACCAAATACGGCGACAACAACTGGACCGGAGGATACCCGTGGAGCCACAGTGTCGACGCCCTCTACAGGCATTTGCTATCATGGCAGCAAGGCAACAACCTCGATTATGAATCCGGGCTACCGCATCTGGCCCATGCCGCCTGGCACTGCCTCGCACTCCTCGCATACCAGCAACACGATGCAGGCCAAGACACCCGCAACCCATGGAACATCCACAAAGGCGACCAGTAATGCCTCTAGCACAATATCCGTCCACCATCAACCATCCGGGCCACATCTCCTACAGTTCACTCTCTCAGTGGGCTGAATGCGGTGAAAAATGGCGCCTATCCCACGGCTACCATGCCCAACACCACACTTGGTACGCCACCATCGCCGGAAGCGCCATACACCACATCACCGAACAGTACGACCTCCACCTGTACAATCCCGCCGAATACCCTGCACTGCCAGACAAACTCTCATCCTTCAAAAACGTTTTCGATACCCAAGTCGCCCTCACCCGATCCGAAGGCACCGAGATTAAACCCTCCGGCAGAATATGCAAAAACATGTGCGAGTCAGGCGGGCCACACAAGAAAGACTACGACTGGTGGATGATGTACGGCTCCACCTTTGTGGACCGCTGGAAAACATGGAGGCGCAACCACCCAGAATATGCTATCGCTGTTATTGATGGCGAGCCGGGCATCGAATACCCGGTAGAAACCATCCTCGACGATGACACAAAAATAGTCGGCTACATCGACCGCGTTTTCACCAACACCGACACCGGCGAAACATTCATCCTCGACCTCAAAACAGGACGCCTACCGGCTGATAGTATGCAGCTACACACCTACCGGTACATGCTCAACCAACACGGCAACGATGTGACAAAAGGCATGTTTTGGACGCCAGCCACCAGCCGCAACGACGACAAATCCCCGACACAAGGCACCGCAACCGAACTCTACGACCTTGACAACAACACCTACCGGCATGTATCATCCATGTACAGTCAAGCAATGAAAGGAATCAGTGAAGGCATCTTCGTACCCCACGTCACAACACTCTGCAAAGGATGCCCCGTCAGGGACGCCTGCTGGGCTGTAGACGGGAAAGACGCCTACAGGTACCCTATAGAAACCACCATCACAGCCCCAACAGAAGAAGGCAAGGAGAACCAGTGACCGACAACACCAACATCGGCGACGATCGCATCACCATCACACTCAAATACGGCGGAGACTACGCCGCACCCTGGGCTGTCATCCGAGGAGACACAGCCGACAAGGCGAAGAAGACTATCATTGATTTATTGGGTGGACTCAAAGACAACACAGTCTCCGAGGACTGGGATTTAGCCACCCTGGTAGCCAGCGCATCCATTATTCTCCAAGACAGATACAACCAGGCCGCCAAAGACTACGTGGACCACATCGCATCCCAAGAAAACACCATCATCATCGACAAAATCAGCAAAGCAACAAGCAAGGCACAGCTAGCCGACCTTCTCAAACAGTACAAGAAGACCATCACCAGCAACCCTGACGTGTCCGAGGCGTTCCGCAGCAAACGAAACAGCCTCACCCGATAAAAACCCACAACAAACCAACAAAACAGTAAAGGAAACAACAATGGGACTCGCAAACTACCGCAGCAACAGCAACAACACCTTCTTCAACCCGTCCCGAAACCAGGACGCCACCGCCATCGCCTTCAAAATCCGCGACGTGCAACACAACACTGAAGGCTACGGCGGACAGGTCGCAGACCGTATTTACGCCGACGTCACCATCTTCCACACCCTCGAGGATCTCAACAACGGCACCCCAGAAACCATCCCCAACGCCATTATCGAGAAAGCACGCGGCAACAACGACCGCCCACACTCCATGATCCGCGACCTCGAAGCCTACCTTGGCGAAGAACAGGCCTTCAAACTCGCCACCGTACGCACCAAAAACGGGTTCAACGCGGTCGTACTCAAACCCCTCGACGACGCCATCTACGACAAGGTTGCCGAATACGTAGACAAACGCGATAACGGCCAGCTAGACGACACCACAGCCCCCACAGAGGCTGACATCGACATCGACTCCATCTGACCACCAACACACACCCAAACCGTAACAGACAGATAGATTAAGGCTCCGATGCTCTCTCTACAACGATCCTTCGAGAGAGCCTCCCAAACCGCCGCCGAGCTGCCCCGCATACCCCAGCTAGAACCCCTCTACCGCAACCAGGACATGCACATCCACAAAGGGGACCTAGTCATGATCGCGGGGCGCTCCGGCAGCCAAAAATCCGGGCTAGCAATGTTCATCACCGCGATGCTCAACCAGCCCGCCCTCTACATATCAGGGGACATGACACCCTGGGAGGCCTCCACACGAATCATCTCCCTCAACACCCAACACACCACCACACAGATACAACACAACATCGACGACTACGGGCCAGAATACTATCGAGACAGCATCCACCACGGCGGACACATCACATTCTCATTCCAGTCACCCATCACCTGGACCGACATCACCATGGAATTGCAAGCCTACATGGAAATGTGGAACACCTTCCCACCCATCATCGTCATCGACAACCTGATGGACATCCAAGACTGCGAATCCGACTACCAGGCACAGCAAGAAGCCATGCAATGGATCACAGCATTAGGCAGAGACACCGGCTCCACCATTATTGTCACCCACCACGCCACCGACAAAACCGGCACCGACATCGAACACCCCCCAGCTAGGCGAGAAATCAAAAACGGCCTCTCCGAAAAACCACAACTCATATTGGGAGTCTCACTTTATGGCGGCGAAGACAACGGCAACGGGCTCACAATACCCGCCGAGGCACGCATCGCAGTACTCAAACAGCGCACAGGCAAATCCAGCCCCGACGGCACCCGATACGAACGACTCAGAGCCTACCCCGAATACACATTCTTCGGACCCCTCGCCGAAAAACAGCCCTGGAACATGACACAAGAACATAAAGGACTATGATGGCTACACAACAGTCACGCAACCGCCGTGCCGGCGCAGAATGGGAAACACGACTCCTGCACCAACTCCGTCACATCGGACACGATATTGAGCGCCTCCACCTCAACGGTAAAGAAGACGAAGGCGACCTCATCCTCAAAACCGGCAACAAAACCTATGTGATCGAAGCGAAAGCCGGCCAGCAGCACTTGGCCCAATTCGTCAAAGAAGCAACATGCGAGGCACGCAACTACGAAACCCACCGAAACCGAGAAAACCAGTCCACCATCGGACTCGTAGTGATGAAACAGCGCAACAAACCCTGGAGTGAAGCCTATGTGGTATCAACCCTCAACGAGCTCCTCCCACACTTCTGACACCTGCCGCCTCCTCGACACCTACCGGATACGGTACAACCCGTCCAGAAACGAGCAACACATCCTCTGCCCGTTCCACGACGACCACCAGCCCTCTATGAGCATCAACCTCGACAAGGGTGTCTGGTACTGCCACACATGCGGTGTCGGAGGCGGACTCCACAAGCTACAACAACGACTAGAAGAAGAAAACCCGAATGTACGACAGTATACGCCCATACAACATTGCGGAACGCCGCCGAATCCAGAAAGCCTCAGCCCTCTACGAAACCCACCTCGAAAACATACTCGACCTGCTCTCGGCAAGAGGTATCAGCGAAGAAACAGCCCGCTACCACCACCTTGGATACATCGACAATGACCCCATGTCAGGCCACGAAGACTACAACCAGTGCATCACCATCCCCTACATGTACCCCGTTTGGGGCGGCCCAGCCGAAATACGAAAAATGCGTTTCCGCTGCTCACTCCCGCACGACTGCAAAACCCACAACCACCCCAAATATCTAACCCCGGCCGGAGACACAGGCTCCATCTACAACATGGCCGCCATGGCCAACCCGGCAGCCGAAATGCACATTTGCGAAGGCGAATTCGACTCCATGATCCTCGAACAATGCGGATGGTCGGCCGTCGCCCTACCCGGAGCCACCTCGTGGCAAACCTTTTGGACCAAATTCTTCGAAGGCTACGACCACATCTACATCTGGTCCGACCCAGACAAGGCAGGAGACAAGATGGCCCAAACCCTCCAGGCAGCACTCCCCCAAGCCACCCATGTGCCCCTCACCCTAGGGGATGTCACAGACACCTACCTGCAGGCCGGAAAAACAGGGTTGACACAAGCCCTCAACACTGTGCTACAGTAAAACCTGTCAACAACACGAAACCAGAAAGAACCGATCCGATGCCAACCATGGAAACCTGCCCCATACCCGACCGCCGCGACCGCACCGCAGCCTCGCGGCAGCACACCCGCCTCCAAATTATCGCCGAAAAATGGGAAGACGGCGAAAACCCTGAAACGATTATGCGAGAATACGGTGCCACATATGATGGCATGAAATCCATGATCCGCTCCAACCCCGATGTACACATCCCCGACATCATGTGCAAACAGATGCACAAAGTTGCACGCACCGTCTACCCAAAAGGCAAAAAATCGCAAAACAAATCCAACTGGGAACACCACGAAAAAGAATACTACACCCACGAAATCCTCTTCCTCAACCAATTCAACATCCCAGCCATAGAAATATTGGACCGGCTCGACGTCTCCTGGGCCATGTGGAACCAGATCATCGAAGAAAACAATCTCACACGCTTGCAGAACGAAACATATGATGCGTGCCGCTGGTACTATTTGAAACAGCAACACCCCGACTGGTCTGACCAGCAAATCACGCAAGCACGCCGCGCAAGCGAATCATCCTTTAACGATTTCATGCAAGACGACCAGCCGGTACTATCGTGAGCATCTCGTTCAAACCCACCACCAAAGACAAACACGCCATACACAACATCATTGTCGAAGAATGGCTTAACGAAAACCAAGCACAAGACATTCCCGATAGTGTACTACAGCACATTATTGAATACTGCTGGAACACCTTCACAGCCAGCAACCGCTACGCCGTGGCGGCACAATACTGGAAAGGGCCACACCAGCCAGACAACGAGCACCAGCGCATACTAGTCGGCTACTACAAAACCGCCAAACAAGCCATGAACGCGGCCAAACAATTCCACTGGAACACCAGGCTACAACAACAATGGAAAACATGGATACTACCCGTACATAATGGCACCGTGTCAGAGCATTTCACCAACCAGAAAACACTCTTCGACACACAAACCAGCAACCAGGATGACCAGCTGCCGGAGCATCTACAAAACGTCATGTGCGGCAAAACACTCAACCACACAGACGGAACCGTCACGTGGTGCACCCGCAAACCAGGACACGACGGCGACTGCCGCACAGGATGGCAGCCCGCCACACAACCGATAGGACATCATGGCAACCAAAACTGAAACCCTTATTCAACGATACGGCAACAAGGCTGCCGACGTGCTCGCCGACAGGTCTATCCCCGCCTCGTGGCTAGCAAAACAGCTCACCCAGGCAGGATACCCCATCTCCGCCACCGTCATCAAAGACTACCGCCGCAAACAAGCCAACACCACCCCGCAAGAGGAGGAAAACCAGTGATAGACAATATAGACCGGCTACTCACACAGCTAGCCAACCACGACAACGCCATCGACACCATCTGCGATGATCTAGCCAACGGTACCGTGCGCCGCACACGCATCTCCGAATGGACACTCCCCAACGGAGAAACAGGCCGATCCATACAAAAAATTATTGACCACCAACCCGCAACAAACCCCTACCCTGTAGACGAACTCGTCGACAAGCTAGCCGAATGGACACCCCCAAAACCAGCCTACAACACCCGCACCGACTACAGCACCGCAGCCTTCGTCATCGGGGCAGGAGACTTCCAAATCGGCAAAGGCATCCCCGGAGGAGAAACAGCACACTTCGCCGACCACTATTTGCACTCCCTCATAGTCGCAAAACACTACTGGCAACAAGCCGGAAAACCGCAACGAGTCCACATCGCCTTCCTCGGCGACATGATCGAAGGATACGTGTCACAAGGCGGCAACAACGCCTGGCGCACACAAACACCCCTAACGGAACAAATCAGGCTCACCCGCATGGCCATGATGCAACTCGTCCACATGTTCGACCAATGCCAAAATGTCACCATCACATCCATCCCCGGCAACCACGGAGAAGCCGTACGCTTCGGCAAAGGAGTCACCACCTACGACGACTCCTTCGACGTTGACTGCTGCCGCGCCATCGCCGAAGCCTACCAGCTCAACAACCAATACCCCAACCTACACTTCCACTTCCCCGCACGGGACGAAATGACAACCACCGTCGACGTGGCAGGCACACAAATCCTGCACGCCCACGGACACCAATGGAAAACCGGCAAACACTATGATTGGTGGCGCGGCCAAGAATTCCACAACGGCACCACATCCCACATCCTGATGGCAGGGCACCGGCACCACCTAGAAATCTCCGAGCAAGGACAACGCACCTTCATCCAATGCCCATCCATGGAAGGAGAATCCACATGGTTCCGGCACCGCACAGGCACCACCGGCCACCCCGGACTAGTGTGCTACACTATCAACAACAAAACACCAAACAACTACCAGATAGCGAGATGAAATAGTGCCATGAGCAGACGACCAACAAAAGCAGACCTGGCCACCACCGCATCGTGGGGATGGGCCACAAACCAGCATCTACGCACACTCCACCGGGCATGCACCAAAACAGCCGAACACTACCCCGCAATCAGTGCAGACGACCTGTACCAAGACTCCCTACTATATATTGCGGTGCGGGAACAATACCACAACCTAGACAACAAACACTACACCAAAATGTGCTACAGGGTAGCCAAACGGCTAGCCAACAAAACCATACAACACCTAGACCAGCCGAAACCTTTACCCGATATTATTCACCTAGCCGACAACCAAACCAGCATTTAAGGAAAACCACAATGGTTACCACCATCCTCGACGACGGAACCCAAACCACCAGGCTACAAACCGTAGGCGCCACCACCACAGCAATCATCACCAACACCGAAACACCCGAAACCATCACCGCCAAATACAGCATCAGTAAAGACGGCACAGCCACCTACAGCATCAGCGGAAACACCTACCTCGGCGACCACCAACACATTATCAAACTCATGTACGACTACTGCCACTGCGTTGGACGATTCGACACCACCAACACCAGCAACCCAGACAACCTCGACAACCTGCTTAGGGGATGACCAGTGAACCGAACCTACACCACCGCAGATATTATCCAAGCCGCACAATGGATTTGGAACGGCGGCCCATGGAAACCGAGTGTGGAGCCAGGCATGCCACCCCCACCAACCGCGCCACAGCATCACGGCAACAACATTGTCGCCATGATCGATCTACAATTAGCGATAGACGACTACACACTATCCTGCCAGCCATCCAAACAGCGAAAACATTTGGCACGATTGGCAGCATTCAGGGAAGTATACGGCTACGATCAAACCTACTCTGTGGCGGCACAGCGACTCGGAGTCACCCGGCAGACTGTGAAACAGTGGGCCGACCAAACACTCATCACCCTAACAGGCTACGCAAACAGTAGATACTATCCAGACGGCAACGACGACAGCACAGGGATGGGATAAAAACCATGGACAACACACGAAATATCCTCTACACTGCCCTCAAAACAGCGGTACACCGAATCATCCAACAACAGCCCACCAACATGCAACAGTTGGAAAACATTGTTGACAGTGTCGAAAACCAGTACCGTGTACCCATCTCACTCGATGACGTGAACCTTACCGTCAAAGAAGTCAGCCTCGACGATCTTGCTATCGACCAGGACACGCTAGACGAGTGCAGCGAAATCCTGTGGTTATGCGACAGTGCCGGACACCCAAACAACAGCAACACCCGTGGCATTCCAGACGCCACACAGGCAAGCCAGGAAGCCATAGACTGGCTAGCCGGAATCGCATACCAGGCCAAACTATTGCAAGTAGAGGCCGACGATATCATGCAGTCTATCATCAGTCACCGCGACAACCATAAAAATGTTATCGGCCTGAACGTTCTCGACCAGGCCAACGATACTATCTCCGCCTGCCTCCACCTGGACCAGATGCTCGAAGACACACTAGACGACAACCTGTAAAACCCCTGTAGACACAAAAAGTGTGCCCCAGCGGCAACCACCACACGATCGTGGCAGCACCGCTGGGGCACACACATATTCAATTATGCAACAGTAGACTCTACCGTGCCAACCTCCGACTCGGCTGCACGCCGAGGCTCATAGCCGGCAACAATATCCACATCATCTGCAGGCTCGATCATGCCAGGATCCGACACATCCACCGAGTGCGGCTCAACCATGCCCCCATCATTGGGTGGAACCAAACCCGCATCCACAACCGGTGTAACCTTCGGCTTGCCGGCCACAAACGACGGGCTACCAAACGAGGTAGCCACCGACAACACCGCAGCAACTGTGGCCGTGATCAGGGCAGACTCCCACGGCAAACCGCGAAACGACTCCGCAGTATACGTGACACCTGCCGTCACACCCAACACAGCAACAAACGTTTGCACAAAAGTCTTAGCCGCCCGCTCCAGTAAACCTAACCAAAACTGTTTACCCACAACAAACCACCATCACTTTTTCAAACCGTTGACAGCAGACTCAAGCCTGTCAATACGGCTACGACACTCCAGCACGTAATACCAGATGCTCCACAAAGCATCCTTGGTGCGCCACAGCTTCCCCGTCACCGGATTCTTCACCCACGACAGGGCATCGACACGTTTACCCAAATCACCATTCTGCACCTGAACCACACCAACATCGTGATGCAGCTTATTCACCGACTGGGCCACCTGTGCCGACAATTGTTTAATCTGATCATGCAAGGCTTTAACATCAGCCATACTCAACTCCTCGCTACTTGAACCGCCACCGTGGCCATTCACCACAGCCATAAATTTGTCCCACGGAAACCACGGCCCAGGATCGTCATGATCCGACTGATGCCACGCATCCGTAACATCCACGTGGCCGCAAACACCCCGCCTGCCAGCCTTCAAATCGGCTGCACTAAGCTTCCGTTTCGGAACATTATATTTGTCACACAAACGTCTACACAGGATGGCGGCCTTCTCTACGGCAGGCCACACCCGCGGATCAAGCCACTGCTCCCTCGTGTAAGCATGCCCCGGCACCCGAAACGAGGCATGCGAACCCCCATCCGCGCAAATCTCTATACCCAAAGAATGCGGATTCGGCGGGGCATGCCACCCAATCGTAGACTCCGACAAGCACTGCACCGTCTCCCCAACATCACACACATAATGGGCAGACCCACCCGACGATGGGGACGCGAAATAGTTTGCCGTGGACACCGCCCGCCCTTTACGCGATGCGGACGGAAAACCCACATCCGGGCATGTTGCATGAATCACAACCCTATTCACCGGACTATTCGAGCCGGCCGAGTGATGCGCTGCTGGAATGTATCTCACCACACACCACCCCCAAACATCATCAACATCAGTAACACCCTTCCCTCTTCCTATTCTATTTGCGGGATGACACGGTAACCACAGGTGATGGTTTCACACCCTGGCAGGCTACCGAACCCGATATGGTAGAAGCCACACCGTCACTATATTTCACAACCAGACGGTCTCCAGAACAGTACACGGACACAACCGAACGCCCATCAGCGCCGTCGGCACCACCCTTACCGTCCTTGCCATTCGTGCCATCAGCACCGGCAGGTCCGCGCTCACCCCGTGCACCTTGCGGGCCGGCAGGGCCCGATGGACCCTGATCACCGCGCTCACCGGCCGAACCATCCCGACCATCAGCGCCGTCAACACCGTTCACACCGTCAGCACCTGCACGGCCCGGAACACCATCATGGCCATCCGATCCATTCGCGCCAGGCAACCCGTCAGGACCTTTCACACCATTCAAACCCGGGGAACCCTGCGGACCAACGGGGCCAACCAGCCCAGCCGAACCATTAACACCATCCCGGCCGTCAGCACCTGCAGGGCCTTGCGGGCCGCGCTCACCGGCGGGACCCGGCACACCCTGCACGCTACGCTCCGTGCGCATCGCATCCACACACAAACCAGACCGGTGCAGCCGCACCGACTCTTGGCCACCCGAAGCACACACCTGCTTCACACGGGCGGCCAAACCCCTGGCCGCTGTACCATTAGACTGGGCTTTAGCCTGCTCCGAATCCCGTTCAGAAGCCACCGACCCGTACCGTAAAGCACCCGCAGCAACCACCGCCAGTAGTACAAGCGACAAAAACAGCAACACCAGTGAAGCCTTCTCAAAATTGCGGCGCTGCCGCTTCTCCTCCTCCAACTCCCTCATCACTCACCCCCCCAACGAATCCTGCAAAAAACCGGGCGGATCAGGCAAAACAAGCGGATCAACCCCATCAGGAAGACCAGCGTTAAACCGGCGAACCTCACGCCGCACACCCCACGTATACTCTTCCATCGCATCCACCTGCGCCGACAGGCGGCGCAAACGCCTCCGAGATTTAGACGTGACCGCCTGAACAGAACCCAAAACAGTGGCCAACGCGGTACAAATAGAGGCCACCAGTGCAGGAGTAAACCACGACACCACAGCCCCCCAACATCACACCACCATTGGACAACACACCGTCATCGATTACACGCCGACAGCAATCCAGTTAGCTATCGCAGGCACACCATTCGGCTTAGACCCGTCATTCGTAATAAACGCTAAACCAAAATCCTTGGCAGTAATATTGTAGGCTTTCACATCAATCTGCTGCGTACCCCCAGCCGCCGTACCCATAGACGCCACCACAACCGGCGGAGACGTAAACTGGCGATCAAACGGGATCGTGTAAGCATACACAGCAGACCCGCCAAACTGGATCTGCTTAGTGCCCGTCTCAATACGCGGAGACAACAACATCCACTCGTTAGCATGATTAGCCAACACAGCACCAGAAGGAACCATCACACGGTCACCCTCCACAGGGGTAGGGTCACACGCAGCAGACTCCCCAAACGCCACACGGGCCGCCACGGCACGCCTATCCAACTGCTGCTGCAACCCGTTAGACGACACCACCAAAGTAGCCAACAGTTGCTGATGGTACACGCCAGGCTCGGCCCTCAACACGTCACGGGCACGCTCCGCACGCCCACCGGGAACAATCTCCAACTTGGCCGTATTCTGCTCCCAATCCCGCGACAGGACAACATAGTCGTAGCGGGTCTCACCAGGGCCAGGCAGCTGCTCTGTCACCGTCTCCACACTATTCGACGTGCACATCACCCCGTGAGCCCAAGCCTGCCCCGGCAAAACCTCACACAACACTGTGGCACCCTGAACAGTAGTGCCCACACGAAAATCGTCCGGCCCTTTCACAGACGGCATATTACCCATCAGACCAGACATTTGAGCCCAATCATACTCGGTCAACACACCATCAAAACCCTTGCACACAATACCCACAACAAACCCCTAATCTTTTCTAGAACTTTTGCAAATCCCGCACACCCGCAGCCAAACCAGCCACACGCCGCGCCAACAACGCCGACGGATTATCCTCATAATCCCCCGCAACAGGTGTCACCCTAGTCCACCCGTCACCAGGCGAATCACACTCCACATCAATCTGCCGCACAATCTCCGCAATAGGGCCAGAACCCACATCCACATAGATAAGATCACCCGGCATCAGATTACCAGGCCCAAACCGCAACACATCCGACTCAGCCAACTCAATCTTAAACCCCGACGTGGCCCCCGACTCGGACAGCACCTGCTCAGCCTCATCGATGAGATGCACATGTTCAGAATCCGTGTTACGGGCATCCTTAAACACCTCTACACGATCAAACCAGTCATTCTCGGCCATCGAATCAACATCCTCGCAAAACAGCCGATCCTTGCCCTCGCCGCGGCCACCAACCACCACCGAAGTAGCCTTAGGGGCGTCACGCACATACTCCCACGACACAATCGAACCAGACTCGGCAGTCAACACATGCTTCCGGGTCACCGCAGGCACACAATCAAACACCAAACCACGCTGATCCTTCACCTTATTCTCAAACTGGTTCACCGTGACAGTCATCCGAGCCCACGACAACACCGGCAACAGTTTATCCGCAAACACGTGAAACCGGGCCTGAAAATCCTTGATATAGCGGCCACGACTCTCATCATCCATCATAAACAAACCAGGCGGAAAACGCCAAGCATTATCCCCCAACACCCGCTTAGCAACCGACTCCGCCGCACCCGAATAGTGGGCATAATCCCTGTCAGCACGCCACTCCGAACCCACCAAACCGGGACGATAATTCACAGGCCACATCAACATACGCCACAACAGCCGAATATCATCCTCACACGTGATAGTCACACGCGAAGAACGCCACGGACCCACACCATGAACCTTACGCACAGGCCCAGAAAAAATCTGGCCACCACCATAATCAACAACCAGCCGAGCCCCAGGCTTCGTCAACATATCCAGTCTGGAATGATCACCCGACACCACCAACTCCAGCGTCGACAAACCATTCCACTTCAACGACAACTTTAGCGACTCAAAAAAATTGATAGGCGCCACACGGCGATAATCCGGCGTAAACAATGTTATCTGCGGGACGAGACCAGCCATCAACTATTCACCAAGCCCTCAAAAACCTGTACTGCACCGACACAACAATGGCACCCAAACCAACCATCTCAATACTCACACTCTTAGAACCGCCAGGCGGAATAGGAGCAAACTCCCACTCTGTCAAACGATCCATCACATCCTCAAATCCGTTCAACAATGCAGACTGCTTACGAGGATCCGTATCAATAGTAATCCAATCATACTCCTCGACAGGATAATCCGAAGACACACGCAAACCATCAATCTGCACAGACCACGACTCCAACGGGCCCTCAATACGAATCACAGGCCACGCAGGCACATCACCCTTATTAGACAAATTATCCCAGCCCGAACCAACACCAGGCGTCAACACCACAGGAAACGCGGTACCATCCTTGCCGACAGGGCCGCCACCCAACCAATCCTGCAACTTCGCGTTACTAAAACGAAACTTCTGCTCATCCCCATACCAAAACGGGTCATAGGCTGTCAAATGAAGCACATAACGCGCATAGCCACGATTCACCGGATCCACAGTAAACGTGTCATCCGCCGAATCAAACCGACACTTCAACACACGCTCACGACCAGCAGGAGTCTTCACAGACAACTCCCCCACCTCACCCGGAGGAAAAGCAGACCACAACTCGTCATACGCCTTCAAAAAACCGTCACGAAACCCGCCATCCGGATCCGGGTCAACACCCGACACCAAAACCGGTAGCGTCACCTCGCGAGGCTTCACATTAAACCCGCGCCACTCCGAGCCGTGCACCCCAACATGTGTTTGAGAAAAATGCTCAACCTCGGGAACACCCAAACCGCGCAACGAATCATTCAACAACATGACCGGAGACGCACCCGTATAATCCGTCAAATGAAGCACACGCTCCGGATCATTACCAATCAACGGCAACATAGACCAGGTAACAGTCAAACCGGCACGATCAGACGGGTTAGGAATAAACATGAACAGCACCCCCTATCACACGTAAGCCAACGCGTTCAACGCGTCACGCTGCTGCCGCTCAATCCGCTTCGCAAACTCGTTAGGATCACCATAAGTAGGCCCATTCACATTCACCACAACACTCTTATCATTCATACGCTGATACCTGCCATACGGGGTAAACGAGCCCACAGACGATCGCACACCAAACCGGGCATCAACAGCATCAGGCAGCCGGCCAGCCACACCAGACATAGCATCCAACGCCAAACCCGCATTACCTGTTATACCCTCAGCCAAACCGGCAACAACCTGCCGGCCAACCTGGTCACGAAACACCCTAGACGGGGAATGAATACCCAACACCGACTTCGCCGCGTTAGCAACCTGAGAACCCATATTACGCACCGTATCCAACAGGCCATTCATAGCATTCCGGATACCATTACCCAAACCAGACACCACATCGCGGCCAGCAGACACCAACAGGGACCCCATATTACCGAGAGCACGCCGAATATTGCCAGGCAGATTCCGAAAAAAACCCAGCACACCATGCACACCACTAGACACCGCAGACCCCATAGCATGCATAGCAGAAGAAGCCGCACTCCTGGCCCCGTTAAACCCGCGCACAGCACCACTACGAACCCTAGACGCCATCGACCCGAAAAACCCGCCAACAGCAGACGCCACCGAAGACACAACACTCCGAATCGCACCCATAGCGGAAGAAACAGCTCCACGGGCCGCGTTAAAACCAGACCTCACATGGGAGGCAACCGACAAACCAAGCCGGGCAAAAAACCCCACAACCGCGTTCACACCGCCAGAAATAACCGACTTGAAACCGTTAATAAACGCAGACGTAAACGCCCGAATACGATTCCAGCCATTCAAGATGGCCGTGCCCATAGACCTCACGCCAGACACTAAATGATTCACAACCCATGAGATGACACGGGTGACAGTCCCAATAATCCGGGCTGCAGCAGACACAATAGCACCAACAATACGGGCAACAAACCCTACCACAGCCGTCACCATCGGAGCCACAACAGCAAGAATACGGGCCACCACCTGTATCACAACCGCAACAACCTGAACCACCACACGCATAACCGCCATGATCACAGGCATCAACGACCGGATAAGACCGATAATGGGTGGCAGCACAGACATCACAGCACCGAGTATTTGCTGAATAACCGGCATCAACACCGGCACCAGCTGCGACACAACACCAACAACCTGCCGTATCACAGCAACAACAGCCTGAATAACCGGCATCAACGTAGGCAGCAACATGGCCGCAACCTGTGTCACCATGCCAATAATCTGCGTAATCACAGGAACCAGCCGGGCAATCAGCATACCAATCACAGGCATCAACTGGGCCGCCAGCCCGGCAACCATGCCGATAATCTGGGCAAACACTGGAGCCAACCGTGCCACCAGCCCCGCAACCAAACCAAACACAGGCTGCAAGGCGGCCATAATCTGGCCCAACGCCTGGCCAACCACAGCCACCAACTGCATCACCGCGGCACGGAACTGGGCGTTAGTGGCAAACATGGCAGCAAACAGCCCAATCACAATACCGACAGGGCCACCCAGGGCACGGAACACGCCGCCAAGCCCCCCGGCGGCACCCTTCAAAGCACCAAACGACGGCAACAAATTCTTCAACGACACCGCCAACGGGGCAAACCCTGCAACAAGCTTCCCCACACCGGCAGCAACAATACCGAACACCGCTGTGCCGCCCGCAAACATGGCACCCAAATTCACCTTCGGGACAGGCAAATGCAGCCTCGCAAAAATGCCCTTCAACTGCTCCACCTTGGCGCGCATCTGTGCATTCATTCGAGTGATCATAGCCGGCATCCGGTTAATCCACGCCAAAATAGACGGCATCATCCGCTGAATCCCCTGATCCACCGACGCAAACAGGGGCTTCACAGAATCCGTCACCGACTTGATAACCGGATTCAACGCAACAAAAATCTGCCGCAACCCGTTAAGAAACGGCGCCATAGCCGTAGCACCAAGATAACCCAGGGCGCCCTTAACATTCTTCATAGCGCCCTCAAACGTCTTACCAGACGCCTGCGCAGCACCACCCATGCCAAGCTTCATCGCAGCCGCAAACGTGGCAAAATCAATCTGCCCCTTCGACACCATCTGCGACACCTCAGCCGAGGTTTTACCCGTCTGCCTGGCAAGCAAAGACAGCACAGGAACACCCGCCATAGTAAGCTGCAACATGTCATCGCCCTGCAACTTACCGCGCGCCATAACCGACGTAAAAATAGCGCCCGTATCCTGAAACGACTTACCCGAAATATAAGACACATCAGCGACAGTCTTCAACACATCCGTCATCTGCCCGCCAGACTTCACACCAGAAGCCGACAAAGCAGCCGCAGTAGACGCCGCATCCCCCAACGCATACGACGTACCAGTAACAGCCTCAATAGCCGAATTCATAATCGAAGACGTGTCCGAAGACGTGTGACCCAAACCAGTCAGTTTAGCCTGAGCCTCATCGATAGCCATCGCCCTAGCAATACCGCCACCAATAGTCACATCATAGATAGACTTCAAACCCTTCTTGGCAACACTAATAGCGCCCATCATTGCGGCGCCACCCAAAGCCAACTTCATACCCTTAGCAAAAAGACTACCCGAACGCTGACCCTCAGCAGGCATCACCCCAGAAAGCTGTTTACCAACATCCGCCTTCAAACCCGGCATCTTCGTATACAACGACACATATGCGGAAGCAATCTCACCAGACATACACTATTCACCCCATAATATCAATCTCGCGAGACACCCCGCCACCGACACGAACACGCGCCAGAATATCGTCCACCTGAGACGACGTAAACCGTGCCCTACGCTCATCCGTAGGCCTCGCCACAGGCTCCGGCTGCCCCTCACTATTAGCAGACCTGTAATGATCCAGCATGTCCAGCACAGCCCACTCGCACCACTCAAACGGGCGCTGCCAACCATTAAGGTGGGCCGCCAACTGACAAGACGTATCACTACACAAAATCTGTGTCAGCCGGACAGCCTCACCCCAACACATCTGTGGGCCACCAACACTATAAACAGAAACACCAAACCTGGTGCGGAAATCGTATTCGATGGCCCCACGATAATCATCAATCAGGCCGTGGAGCCAAACTATTCCCCCAGCGAGGCACCCTTACCGTCAGGCTTGTATTCCATCCACTCACGGAAAACCTCCGCCACACGAACCATAGGAAGCCCCTCCAAAGCCTCCACAGCGTCAGCCGGGGCGGCAGCCTCCAACATAGAAAACATCACCTCAACCTGGGCGAAATCCGCAGACTCCCCCGACTGGGCAATCCTGGCGGCACGACGAAACACGCGGGCAGGAACAGCCTGCGCCGTCTCCTCCGCATCCGCCAACACCCAGCTACGGCCACCAATCTTCAACGTGAAACCAGTATCACTCATCTATCAACAATCCCTCAATGTGTATCAGTTATCGGACGGCGGATTCGGATCCGGCTGAGGCTTCGGAGGATTCGGGGGAGTATCAGCTTTTAAAGCCGTCATCCACCCCCGACCAGACACCGCATTACCAGTCTTATTAATCTGAGCAGGGTAAGCCTTCAACGTCACACCATACCCGTACACTTCGCCATTCTTGCCCTTGATCTCGTCACGATCGATAAGCTCAACCTCAGGGAAATAGTAGCGAATAACCTGATCACCATCAACAATATCCATCAGTAAAGCGTGCACGCCAGTGGTGGCGCCTGGTGAAATATCGAACGAACCCGAATCGGATCCGGCAGTAACCTTCGACTGCCAAAACAGCTCGATAACCTCTTTCTTGGATTCGATCAGCTGGAAAGAAATCTCGATAGACGACTCCGTAGCCACAGTGCGAACAACATCCGCATTCTGCCAAGCCTTCAAATCATCCGTTTTACGCTCAGGCTTAATCTTAAACCCGTCATCAGACAGATACCCTAAAGCTGTAAGCCCGGAAGGAACCGCCTCCACACCCTTAATAGTATCACCCGCGTGCGCGTCACCAATATAAACGTCGCCAGTAACAGCAGAGCGAACATTAGACGCTTTACGTGTTGCAACCATCACAACCCCCATTAAATATCAAACAATTACATTAAAACAAAAACAATAAGCTTATTCAGACTCCGCAGGCCTACATATCAGCTCAAAAAGCGAATACACATCAAAACGTGCACCATCAACCAACAAATCAGGGCCAGTAGACCGTTTACAGTACACCACCGGGTCACCGTCCACACCATCAGCCAGCACAGCCTCAACCCGCCTTGCTAGCGACATAGCACGATCCGGAGTATCCGAGAAAACATTCACCCGCAAAAACACCTGCTCGCGAACATGCAACTGCGGGCCACCATCCAACGCCAACCAAATCAAGTCACCGCTGAAATCATCGGGCACCGTCCCGGTACACGGTATATCGGACAGCCAGCCATCATCCTTGAGAACGCGTTTAGCCCACACGCGAGGATCACCATAAACAATCACGACGCAGCCCCAATCGACCTCGCCAACGTGCCATGCTTCGCCTCAATACGCTTCCCACCCTTATAGGTGGTGCCAATCCTCGCCACAGCCTCCACACGGTGAACCTGCACCTCAGACGACAACCCGGCACGATACTGGGCCCTATCGAAAGCGTTACCGCCCACATTCGCCGAGGCCGCACGCTTGACACGCTCGCCACGCTCAGCCAACATCGACTGCACCCCAGAAGACTTCAACACCTCACGAATACCCGGCAAATTCAGCTTCACATTCATATCCTGAGCCACTACCTATCAGCCCTTCTTGCGCTTCACATGAATCTGCGTACCAGCATCCCAGCCAGACATCGGATGATGCCACATGATAGGAGACCCGTCAGCCTCCCACACAACACCCCGAATACGCCACCGACCACGATAACCAGCACCCTTGACAGGCTGCTTAAAAAGCATCGACCAATGCTCATAATCCGAGTCACGGCCGGCAGCCTCATCCTCCTGCGAAACGGAAGCATAGATGGCCACATTATGGTACACGGTTTCTACAGGATGACCCCAATCCTCAACCTTGTCACCAAGATCATCGACACGAACAGTCGGCTGAAGCATCACAACCGTTTCACCATAAGGAAAACCAGTCATATCATATCTCCCACAAAGGACCATCGCAGCCGTTAATATCAGAACCGCACGAGCAACCCTCACCCCACACAGTAGAACACACCTCAGAATGAGTGAAACGACTATTCATGGTCGGTGTAATAGTGAACGCTTTACCAGCCCCACCATCACCCTCACACAACTTCTTCAACGCAGCAATCTCAGAAGGCCACAACAAATTCGTAGGAGTATTCGACCGTGTAGTCTGAGCAAACGGGCCCGCAGACTCATACTGCACCTGCCCCGACACGCCAGTATCATTCCAGCGCAACAAAGCCCTACGCAGAATAGCCTTAGCCGCATCCTTGTATTTGAAATCCGGTTTAGCGATACAGGGGGCGACACTGACAGCCACAGCCTCCACATCGGCAATCATCGCCTCAAGCTTCTCTCTAGGAATATCGGCGAAAGGCTCAATATCCTCAGGCCTCAAAATGATACCCATCAACACCACCCCCTGCACACAGCATAAACATTATCGCAACAAATAAATCAGTTACCGGCCGGAGGAGGAGTCGGTGCAGCCTTCTCCTTCACAACAGCAAACGAATCAAGCGACTCGATAGCCACATACAGGACAGCCTCGGCGCGAACCATAACCTCATTATGGCCCTTCAGGTCACGGCCAGTCTGATCCGGATCGCCATACTCGATCAACTCGATCGGGAAGTTACGCTGGAAACCCCAATGAACACGAGAGAAATCACCAACAATCGCCTTAACACCAGAGGCAGGCGACATCTCCGGGGCGCCAGAAACAGTCGAAGAAGCACCAACATTCAAGCCACGCCAATTATCCAAACCAGCGAAACCGGCGGCAGGATACATCGGCTGACCGGCAAGCGGCGACCCCTTCGGATACACCTCAGTAGACAGAGCAAACGAGAACGCCGGATCCAAAGCGACCCCGTTAGGAACCTGCAAACCGGCCCCAGCAATCAGGCCGACAGCCTTCACAAGATCGGTCGTAGCAGAATCCGTGGCATCAACCGTCTTCTTCGTCTTATCAAGCGACACCTTGACAGCCGCAGCAGGCTTACCAGTAGCAGGATCAACACCATGGAAAGCAATCAGATCCACAGCACGACCAATAGAAGCACCCAGCGCAGGCGAAATCAGATCCTGTAAAACACCCAGACGGTAATCAGCGTCAGCCCACATAAACTCGTCCGAGACACGCTGCTGAGTCACAACCTTGATAGGCTGCGCAGTAAACGCCGAAACACCCACCGACGCGGAAGGCTTAACCTCACCCTCACCAACAATCTTGGCGCGAGGAACACCACTAAACACGGCACCCTTCACAGGCCCGAAAATAGTCGGCTGCTCCGGCGAAAGCTTAGCCAAAACACCAGAATCGATAGCACGGTCACGAACCGCACCAATCATAGAACCAGGAAGCTCAAGCTTCCCTGCAGAAAGAAAATCGTCAGCCATTATAAATCATCTCCTAGAATTATTGACAAGAGCATCCACAAAAGCGACACCCTCACGTCGTTTAACATCATCAACGGGGGCACTCCCCGCAAGACGGCGCACACCCGCGCCACCACTACTATGGTCGATCAAACCCTTCAAAGCCTTAGCAGACTCCACCAGTGCTTCACGATCACTACCGTGCAAGAAAGCGACAGCATCACCCGACAGGCCACACTCGGCAGCCACCTCGCGCTTCACACCCTCAAGAACAAACCCGTTGATCCGGTCTTCAAGTTCCTCATTCTTGCGGCGAAGCTCATCAATAGTAGATCCAGAATCATCACTCGAGGTACGAAGCTTCTCCAACTCGGCGAAATTACTTTTAGCACGAGACTCCCACTTACGAGCCTCAGCCTTCCAATCCGTTCCAGACGACCCCGAAGCCTCACCCTTCACGGAAACATCACCGGCATGATCATCGCCGGCAGCCTGCCCATCCTTCACAACATCAACAACGTCTCCACCCTTTCCGGGCTCCACAACATCATTGTCAACATTCTGTTCCTCAACACTCTGATCGGCCATAGCCTAACCTTACACTCCTTGCGGAAAACAACACAACATTGTTGACCCCCGTGCGGGAGACAACCCTGTACACCGATAACCGGCGGCGCACAACCGGAAACCACATCAAATTATCTCATGCCGCCAACAGTACGCATAGCCTTCAAAATATTGCCAGGCGACTGCTGCAACCCGTGATCATCAACCCACTCACGAGCCTTCTCATACGTCCTCTGATACTCGGCATCAGCCCTATTTGGTTCCCAAGGGCCAACAACCTCAACCACCGTACACCCGCAATGATCATGATACTTAGAACCAAGCGGACGCTTACCACCACGCTTATGACGCCGCGTATGACCGGTAGTGAGTGCCCGTTCCTTAGTTGTATAATCCGACCTCGTAGCCAACATGGCACAAAAAGCACACGGATCACCATCAGTCACCCGACGCCACGACCTGCCCTGCGCGCCAGCAGACCACTCCACTGTGTCACGGCCAGCATTCATAACAGCCCGATTAACACCCGCCGCCATAGCATCAATCGTATCATTCGCCCTATCCGGGTCACTATTCATAATCTTCATAGTCGAAAACGACCTAGCCAACGCGGCGGCAGCATCAAACTCGTCATACACGATCAAACCAGGATCAACACCGTTCAACCGGCGAAAATATGAAACGAATTTGGCCGCCAACGACGCCGAACCATCATGGCCGGCACGCTCCAACTCGACACACAAACGCACATACTGTGTGTCACTCATCTTCCCGGCACGCCACAAACGACCAAGCTCGGCATAATAGCCCGCATACTTCCCAGCAAACCTGACCGACTCACGCTGATACCCGGTAGCAGCCAACCTCGACGCAACACCCGAAGCCATCGCCTATCAAACCTCGTTAGTTTGACGTGAAATAGCCCCAGCCAGTGCCGCCAACGGATCCGAAGATTCGGCACGATGACGCATCACAGCCTCAACCTGCACATCATCAAGACCCAACATCTCCAACACCGTCCGAGAATCCGCGGGCAAAATACCGGCACCAACAAGCTTCGTCACAGCATCCGCCGTAGCCGCCCGAGTCGGGGTTGAAGCATCACGCCACCTCAAACCCACATCACCGAAAAACGCGGCCTCATCAACACTCGAATCAAGCGCCCTGGCAGCCAGGAAACCAACGGACAGCCAGCCCTGACCAAACGATGTCTGCCTGCGTTCAGCACGCTTCACAAGCCGAGATTCCTCGGCAGCCAACGCCTCCCCACTAGGCGGGTTAGACGTGATAAACCCGAAATAGCGTTCCGGAACCGCAGCCTCCCCAGCCGTCAACTGCGCCAACAAACGCATCTGATCCGAATACGGTGTAGGACTATTGACAGGAAACGACCCCACATTCGGGGTGTCACCATCATCATCCTTATCCACAGCCCACACAGAAGCCATCGACAACACCCAGCCAGGCTGCGAAAACTCGTCAGCCGACACACCCGTAACCCACCTTTGCGGATAGGCGTAGAAGTCACGATTCACAGACTGCCCCAACAGTGTGCGAACAGCCTCATCAGTGTAAGCCCTAATAGACCTCGTAATCTCCGAACGGCCATCAATCCTCGAAGTGCGGCGACGATTCACAACAGGCACCAACGGAACCGCACCCAACACATTCTCGATACGGCCCGTCTCAACCCACTCACGAGACCCACGCCGCTCCACCTGAACAATCACATCAGGAAGCAACAACTCCGCCTCAACCACCTCAGGATCACACGTCTGCTGAACCACAAGGCCAGCATCCAGACGAGACCCATCGGCAGAAAACCGGCCAGTACAATTCTTCGGAGACTGCGGACGAACAGAAACAGTGCCATCCTCTTGCGGTATAACAGCCACAAACGACAACCCAAAAATCAGCGCATCCAAATGCACATCACACGACGCCGTAGCAAGCCGATTCGCAGCATACACACCATCCAAACCGTAGCTGTCACCATTCGTCCAGCCAAGCCAATCCAGCCGCTCCTCCAAAGCATCCACAGCTATACCAGGCCACGACACCACAGTCTGCACCCGCTGCAACTCCGGAGGAATAGCAACCCCCAAATCACGCACCCGACTAGAGCCCTCATAGTAGCCCTCAATGCGACAATGCCACGAAGACAACCTTTGAATACGATCAAACATGCCCTCAATCAAAGCCAACTCATCCGAGTTCATACCACAGACACCCGCTTCCTACCACTACGCTCCCGACGGCCACGACGAACACGTTTAGCCCCCAAAAACGCCAAAGACACAGCCTCCAACGGAACCTCAGAACCATCCTTAAACGAGGAACCCCAACCCCACGCAGAGCCTTTCTTTTTCTGCACAGCCGACCTCACAGCAATCTCCAACATGTCACGGCGAGAATCAGCCCTAGGGTGAGACACAACACCAGACCTGACACCCTCCAGAAACGCCTGACACGCCTCCACATACACGCCAGTATCAGCAACCACCACGCCCCGACCCGGAATACCACGATCCGTCAACGCCTTCTGCAACAACACCGCACCAGAACCGGCAACCATGATCCGGTCAGTATCACCCCAACGAACCGCCAACCAGTCAGCCAACCGGCCCACACCATCAACAATCGTTCCCGACAGCCCATCAATAACCTCAACATGAACCCCAGCATCAGTCCTGCCGGCGCCAGCCAAAGCAACCCTATTGCCAGAACGAGAAAACGAAACACCAAACACTTTCCCGCCAACCAGACTCGCCTCATCCACAGCAGACTGCAACCATTTATCCGCCGGAACCACAGACGTAGCAGACTGGCCACGATCCCACCAGCCAAGCCGCTCCCGAGCAAACCCGGCAGCAGACATCGACTCATGCTCATCCGACACAGTCCCAAAATTCAAACGACGACCCAACGCAGGATTCGTATCCCCCGCCAACTTCCTCCACGACCTTGCTAGATCGTCCGGGTTAGACTCGTCAGGAATCGAAAACTCCGTCCACGCAAACCTTTTACCACCCGACAAAGCCTGCCCGCGAAGACGCAACACCACGCTACCGTCAGCCAACGGCCCCGGCGGAGTACCAAGGAAAATCTGCTGCGGATCACCAGACGGGGCAGCGCTTACCGTAGGAAGCAAAGCCTCCAACTGCTCATCCGACAACTCCTGCGCCTCATCACACACCAAATCATCAACAGTAAACCCGCGAGCCGAACCCCGAGAACGGGCCACAAACTCAACAGAACCCCAACCCGAACAACCACACTTACGCTCAAACGTGGCACAATCAGGATGATGCAACACAATAGCCTCCTGACCATTCGTCGCCCGAATCGACTTCACCATACGATACAAGTCAGGAAACTGCCGCTCATTCTCAAAAAACGAACGCAACCGCATAAACGCCTTACGAGCCGACTTCAACTCATGAGCCGTATGCAAAATCCGGCGACCCTGAATAGTCGCCTTAAACAACTCCACAACCTCCAAAATAGCATTCTTGCCATTCTGCCGCGGAACAAACACCCCACACACACCCGAAGCAAGCCTGCCATTACCACCGACAGCAAGCCAGTCATCCAACACCTGCTGCTGCCACGGATCAGGCGTCAACCCATACGCACGACCCAACTCCCCAGCATCACCCCCAGCAGACACCGAATACGCCGCAGCAACACGGTGACGAGGAACCTGAGACCCAACAACACCAGACACCTAATCAGGCCCCCCTACGCTTCCTATACCGGTCAATCATCGCCACCGCAGAACCCCCACCACGGCCACCAGACGCCACATCAACCGAATACCGATCCAACATGCCCATAAACGCCTTCACATGAGCACGCAACGAAGCCACCAAATCCGCCCGGCCCTCACGCCACACACAATCATGAATCACCGCAGCATCAAGAAGAAACAGCCACTCCTCATCCGACACGTACTGCGCGCGACTATCCTCACCCCACACACGCCACCACCGACGCGTCTCCCCACACCACTCACGACTATCAGGAAGCCCAGGCTGCACAACACTCACCACCAACACAAAAAGTCGACAAACAGACAAAACCACAAAAGGGAGGTATTTCACT